ACTGCCCCAGAGTTTATAAAATTTTGTTCTGCTACTATGACCCTCTGTACTACTCCATCATTATTTATTTCTGCAAAATGACTCATATCTCACCTGTTATTGAAATTTATATCTAATAATTACTACGCCTGAACTTCCTGATCCTCCAGTAAGACCAGCACCACCTCCTCCACCGCCTCTATTTGCAGGGGAAGCATTATCAGCAGTATTTGAACTATATGTAACTGCACCATCACCACCAATTCCACTTGAACCACCTTGACCAGCGGTGCTACCACCGCCACCCCCACCGCCAGCGGCATAAGTAACTGCTGAACCAGAAATACTATTTGCCGTACCAGCACCTCCGTCACCACCTGTTGAACCAGAACGATTCCCCCCGACTCCACCATGACCACCGCCACCGCCAGCACCCCAATTTGAACCACCACTATCTCCACCTGCTCCACCATTATTACCTTGTGATGGACTTGTAGAAGGTGTATTCCCTGAACCACCAGATGAAAATGCGTCAGCACCACCACCTGAACCACCATTTTTACCAGCATCTCCACCCCCACCTCCCCCTGCGCCACCCCCTGCGCCACCCCCTGTAGAAGTAATGGTAGAAAATATGCTATCGTTTCCGTTAGTACCAGATGCGGGTGTACCTCCACCACCATTCGTATTTCCAGCCCCACCAGCCCCAACGGTAATTGCGTATGTTTGTGCGGATACAGACAAACCAGTAGCAGTACGGTATCCACCAGCACCCCCACCGCCTCCTCCTCCCCCACCGCCACCGCCTCCTCCAGCGACAACGAGATACTCTACTTCAGAGTTAAGAACTTGGCTTAGATGCGTAATTATAAAATTTCCTGATGAAGTAAATGTATGAACTTTATAATCCCCGTCTGTAGTTATGGTTCCACCAGTAGGGGCTAAAACTGGTTCATTACCTGTACCTTCTCCTATGTTTGTCCAAACATTATTGTTGCTAGTGGCATCAGTACAACAGTACATCTCACCACTTGATGTGTTAAGCCAAAGACTACCTACACCACCAGAAGGATTTGTTGTACCAGTTGGGTTAGAACCGCTTTTGGTAAATTCACTTGGCAAGTTCGTAAGCGATGCACCTGATATAGCTGGCAAAGAACCTGTCAGTTTACTTGCGGCTACAGTATCTATTGAGTCTGATTTTATTTTACTTGTTGCCATTTATTCACCTATCCTTGAAATTGATAACGAATAATTACAACACCAGAAGCACCATTGGCATTGTAAGCCCCTGTATAAGACCCACCTGAACCAGAACCAGTATTGACAGTTGGGTCAGCAACGCTGGTCAGATATGTAGCGGAAGTCGCACCACCTGTCCCTCCCGAACCTAGTGAGCCAGAACTGTCTTTCGCCCCACCTCCACCACCAGCCCGTGTAACAGCACTCCCAGTTATACTGCTTTCCGTCCCATTTCCACCATTTCCCCCTGCGGAACTACTAACTGCAATACCAGCGGAACTACTACCACCGCCTCCTCCTCCCGATGAATGAGTTACTCCGTCAGTCATTCCAGCCCCACCATCATTGCCTTGACCTGCTGTTCCACTTCCACCGGGTTTGTTTCCAGATGGGCCACCGCCACCGCCTGATCCACCATCTCGCCCCGTTTCATTTGTGGCGTTTCCATAATAAGACCCTCCACCTCCACCGCCAGTTGAGGTAATAGTGCTAAAAACGGAATCGCTACCATTCCCACCATAAATTGTAGCCGTGGTATCTTTTGCACCGCCAGCACCTACTGTAATGGAGTAAGATTGAGCAGAGACAGAAAAGCCTGTCGCAGTCCTGTACCCTCCAGCACCACCACCTCCGTGTGCGCCAGCCCCACCTCCAGCTATTACTAAATATTCGACTGTTCCAATATCCCCAAGAGTAGTGACTTCAAAAGTTCCAGAAGAATTGAAAACATGAACTTTAAAATTTCCATCGCTAGTTATGGTTCCACCCGTTGCAGTCATATAAATAAAAGGTTGATTGCCTGTGCCTTCTCCAATGTTTGTCCAAACATTCGCATCAGTAGTCGCATCAGTAAGACAATACATCTCCCCTGTAGTAGTCCGTAACCATAAACTACCTACCCCACCGCTAGGATTGGTATCACCTGCTGGCTCTGAAGTGCTTTTAGTTATTTCATCAGTAATAGGAAGATTAGTAAGATTTGCACCTGATACAGCAGGGAGAGTAGCAGGGAATCTAGCATCAGCTATTGTTCCAGTAAGTTTACTGGCAGACATCGCTGTAATCGTTGAATCGCCCACCGAACCATCCGGGGGATTAATTGTGCCTACTGCTTTTCCAAGGTAGACACAATACATTGTATCTGTGCCAGCAGTTGCGGAAGAAAGAGTCAGAGTAGTACCGCTTGCAGTATACGCATAACTAGAACCCGGTTGTTGCCTTACGTTATTAATGAATAACGCAATTTCATTTTCATTAGTAACTGAATTAGCCAGCGTATAACTAGTGGTAGCGGAGACAGTAAAATTCTGTGTCTCCAAGCTGATATATTTTTCTGCTGGCTCTGCACCTATATATGACATCTAATTCTCCTATGTGCTAATGGCATCAACAGTTGAAACAATACAGTCCATTGAAGTTGCGGTATCACTTTTCACTTTTAATGAATCACCAGATGCGACAACTACCTTTGACCCAGAAGAAATAATCTCCAACGAACTGCCAGCAGGAATACTCGCCTCTTTCAAAAGGTAATAATCAACAGATGAATTAGTAATGTAAGCATCAACATTAATAGATGAACTGGTTGTATTGGCACATCTGATACCCACAATTGCATCGTAGCTATCAGCGTTGCCACCAAACGCCTCTACTGCTGAAGTGCCTACGTTCTTTAATTTGTAGGTACGAAAATTTTGTGCCATTTATACTCTCCTTTAAAGTGCGATTGACATAGCAATTGCAAAGCCTGCAGACACGCCTGAACCTGCTGATGCATAAGATCCCGTGTCTGGTGTCAAATCTATATTTTGATCTGCCATTGTTATTGTTCTTGTGGTCCCGGTTGTAATACCAGAGCTTTCAATTGCAGTCTGCTTTGTATTGTCAGAATTGTCCTGCACTCTGAAAACATTATCTTTTACTGTTGATATAGCCCCAGCAGATACATTATCGATTTGAGTCTGTATACTAGACGTTGCTCCATTAAGATAACCAAACTCTGTATTGCTTACAGTGCCATCATGCAACTTAGCCGCATCAATATTCGATGCCAGTTTTGCTGACGTTACATTTGCATCGGCAATTTTTGCAGTAGTAATATTTGCATCAAGAATTTTTGCAGTAGTAATTTTGTCATTGCCTATCGTTAACGCCCCTGTATTAGACAAGGTTGCATCTCCTGACATTGCCACATTGTCAAAATCAGTTCCATCAGCAACCATGATGTGTGTATCAGTAGCTGCCAAAGAATCGTCAACAAAACTGACCTTGGATGGAGTAACCGCGTCATCTCCAATTTCTGCCTCAACCACGGTCCCGTCTGCAATTTTTGCTGCAGTTATACTTCCATCTGCAATTTTTGCAGTGGTAATATTTGCATCAAGAATTTTTGCAGTAGTAATTTTATCGCTACCAATTGTCAACACACCCGTGTTTGATAACGTAGCATCACCAGACACAGCAACATTGCCGAAGTCAGTACCATCGGCAACCATGATATGCGTGTCAGTCGCTGCCAAAGAATCATCAACAAAACTAGCCTTCGCTGGAGTAACTGCATCGTCAGCAAGATCCGCTGTGCTAACATTGCCGCCAGCTTCCAACGTATCAAGCCGAACATCCTGTGCATTTGATTCAGTTACTAACTGGTCAAACTCATCATCAATGCCTTGGGCAGAAATAGCTATTGGAGGAGTTGCATCCCTGTCTGCCGTAAAATCTCTTACTCTACTTAGTGTACCCATACCTGCTCCTAATCATTTGCTCGAAATCCTGCATTAACATATTTAACACCGTAAAATGCAATACTAAGATTTGCCCTATGCGCTGCCGAAAATGCAAACTTAACCGCTCTACCCATGCCAATCATGGGAATAAGAACCTTGTTTACATCTGGGAAATCCCAGTAAGAACCATCCCAGCCAGAAGTGTCCCACTCAGAAAATGTAGATTGTAAATAAAATGTTTTGTATGAAGCATCGTCAAAATCAAAAGAAACGTCCAGGTTAAACAACCCTGCTGAACCCGTTCCCTTAAATTGAAAATACTTAAACATTTTTTTGATAGAAATATTATTAAGCCAAAGCCAAGGAGTTTCCCACCTCCATGAAATACTGGTGTTGTTATTTCCATCTCCAAAAATATCTACATCAGAAGAATCCGTATACTCCCGGTATACCCTTCCATTTTTTCCAGCACTTAAAATATTATTATCTGGAGTTCTTACACTTTGATAGATAGTTACATCCCTGTCTTCCATCCAAGCTTTTATTTCGTAGTTATAAATATATCTTCTTGCAATAGAAGGGATGTTGATCCAAAATTCATTTTCAGCTTTGTGGTTAACAACATTAACTTCATCCATGTCAGACACAGCTTTAAGTAATGGATTAATTCTGTCCCTAATGTTGTCACTTAATTTTTTTGTTTTCAGCCCTTGAACAATCAGCTCACTCTTAACGCTATTCAATCCTTCCGTTTCAACTATGAAGTTATCAAGGCCAACCTCATCCATACCCCTATGACTCATCACCCCGGTATTGAATACCTGTTTGTCTATAGTTATGTCTGAAAATGTGGCTGGCACTTTATAGGTAACAATGTGGTTCTTTAAGCCAATGATCAAAGCGTTTGTCTGACCAAGCCTAGCAAGCCCAGTTATTTCATCACCCCTTGCAAGAACAGCAGCCAAGTCAATCGTGACGTAATCACTAGCAGTAGACCAATCGTCCTCATTGTCTACGGCAGATCCAGCAAAACGTGTCGATTCGTTTGCAATTCCAGACATCCACACCCTGTTGTTTAAGGCAAATATATATTTCCCTTTAGGTGGGTTATCCGCAATATCCACTACATACCATCCCGTATGCGTAGAAGGAGGAGCTGCACCATCATTCAATGAACCTGTTGCCTCTGTATAGTTAGTACCTATTGCTATAGGAGTAGTATTTTGTAATTTTAACGATCCAGAAACAGTATGATGATAGACATTCCAACCAGTTGCCCCTGCCAATGTTACTGGGCTGTTTACTATAAGAACATCGTTTGCCCCTATAACCTGGGTTTGCTCTTCACTCGCAACTGACTCACCGTTAGCAGTTACATAAGTTACCGTTATATAATAAGTCCTACTACTTTTTGCCCCAGATGTTGTTGTACTGGTTATTGGCTTAAAAGGACGAGGAGTGTACCCATATTTAAATGGAACATCAGTACCGTTAGACAATATCAATTTGTTGTTAAACATTGTCCAATTCAAACGCTTTCCTAAAGTAAGACTTGACTTGACAACCGTATCAAACGCACCAGTAGATGAAGAATAACGAAGCAACCTTGTATCAGCTTGAGCCAAAATCTCATATGAGCCAGGATAGTTTCCTTCATAAACCATCAGGGAATCTACACTTGGACCTGCCTTAAGCAAATCAAATATTAAGTCCTGAGAAGTGTCTGCTGACCAACCAGTATTAGATGTGTTTGTTTTGAATACATTGCTACCATGAGTAGCAGAAGAAGAATCTGTTCCTATTATTACATTGTTACTTGAGTCCCCCATTTTGTATTCAAGCAATATGCAAATGTCCCCAGCAGAGGCAACATAAGGTTCCTCAATCCAAAAATTGACCATTGCAAAAGATGTTGTAAGAACAGATGTGTTTACATCAATTGAAGTCTTTAAAACAGAACCCGTAGGAACTCCACTTGTACCAACTGTTCCACTACTTGCAAATATTTTAGCCTGCATAACTCCGGGGGGGCTGCCAAGTTTCTTCAAATAAAACTGCACAGACTGCAAACTTTCCCCGGAAGAAAGAGTTATGGCAATCCCAACCTGTTCATTGTTTCCATTGTATTGGGTAACAGAACCACTTTGATTGCTGGTGGCATAAGTATCAATACTGTTCCCAGCAGAATATTCCATAGCTACTTCGTTAAAGAAAGTTCTGCCTCTACGTTTAGAAACCTCCCCATTCAAGGCAACTCTACTATTCTGCAATTCAGTAGCAAAGTTAGGAGAAATATTCCCCTCGCCTACAGCAATATTAAAAAGCCCCTTATTGTTTGACTCAAATATTTTTTGTTGTAATGCCATTACCTAGCCAATGAATAGTTACGTCTGGTTAAAGGACTGAACCTAACGGCTCCGCGATTTTGTGCCTGTAATTTTTGCAACAGGGAGTTAGCTAAACCCATCTCTCTGTCACGCTTTGCATAATCCTGGTCATACTCTGCATACTTCGCTTTGACCATATGCCTTATTACAACTTCTTGGAATGGCGTGGTGTCAGAGTCAGCACTTAAATCTCCCAACAACCTCGTATACCAATAAGTAAGAACCAATCCGTTTTCACTACTTGAAGGAACAGGGTCCACCTTTATCTGGTCTACCTGTGATGAATTTTTTCCAAATGGAATCCATATTGTGGGCAAACCAGTGTTACCCCTAATAACCTGCTCTTGAAAATATTTGTTTGACCTTGCCAAATAAACAAAAGAGTCTTCAGAGTCTATGAAGAACCTATCACTAACAATCCTGTTGACATCAACATCAGACCCAAGAGCATATAAACTTGTTCCTGTTGCCAGCGTAATAGTTGCTTGTTCCTTGAGAATATCCCACTTAGCAAGTATGTTTAACTCATCTATTGATTCGTTAATGTAATCAAGGATTCTTTCTTTTGCGTCATTGACAAGACTTGAGTTTATATCTAGCCCAAGATCTCGAAGTACCGGGTTTCTTATAGTTGCTAGTGACATTTATCCCCCATGATTTCTGTTATTGCCTTGGCCCAAAGCTCACTATTTGATTTGGCATTATAGTTTTCAGCAACATAATGATATGCCTTCTTGCCAACCCTGGCTCTCATCGCAGGATCTCCAATCAATTCCTTCAACAACATTTCGCACTCGCTGTTGTTCTTGTAAAGAAATCCTGTTTCCCCATGTTCAATAACCTCAGAATAAGGAGGAATATCCCTTGCAACGCAAGGTATTTGTAAAGCTGCATATTCCACCCACTTAATTGGACTCTTACATCTGTTAAACAAATCATCCTTTAAAGGTATGATTGCTATGTCAGCATTTAATAAAGCCTGTTTATAAGGATGAACTTCTGTTGGAACCCATCCGTGGTACGAATACTGATCAGAGCGAATGTTTTTAAAGATCCCTTTAAACTCATGACCACAAATTTCCAACCTTACAGCCTTATTTTGCTTTGCAACAGATTCCAGCACGGGTTGAATTTCCAACAAGTCATCATAATGTGAACATCCACCGTGCCAAGTAACGCGAACAAAACCATCTTTTACAATCCGAACCGCATTCCAAGCAGAAAAGTCAACGCTGTTAGGAAGAACAAAAGTATTTTCATTGTACTCTCTGTATACATTTGCAAGCTCTTCTGTGGTTACAGTTACCGCGTCAACAAACCTTAGTATTTCCTTGGAGATTTCAAGCTTGTTCCTGTTTCTCTCAATATCAAACAAGTCCTTGCCGTCACTCCAAAGCTTTACTCTTCCATCCTCCGAATCGATGGTTATTTCCTTGGTCCCAAAATCCCTATAATGAGGGCTTAAAGGATTAACGCTGAAGATGTTGTCATCAAAATCAATAACAACTTTCTTCCTTGGATTGACACCCTTCAAAGACTTTACAAGATCGAAAGCCTCATCACTTACTGGGCGAGGAATAATAGCTAAGTCACAATCTCTTAATAAGGAAAAAAGATCACTCTTTATTCCCCCCTCGCTGAAGGCAACACCACCTATAGCCACATCAAAGTTCTTTTCGTCATTCAAAAAAGTCAGTGGCTGTTTAATTCTATAGAGGCCACAAGCCCCTTCATCTCTAAGTACTCCGCAAACCCTTATCATATTGAACTGCGAGTGCATCGATGTTTCTGACTCACTAGCAAATCTAACTCTCCGAAATGTTTTTGGAATACCCCATTCAAACAAATTGCGCTGCCACGATGATAAATAATGTCTTCGTTGTGGCTTCTCAATTTTTCTACAAGCTCTTTATCTTCCAACGTACTGTCTACATCTAACAGAAACACATACTTTCCTTTTATCCAATCCATGTGCTGCTCAACCAATGCATCCGCGTTGGAAACATCATCAGCTTGAATCAATACATGGTCATAATCAGTACTGGTTTGACTCATCAATGAACGCTGGCAACGGTCTATATTCTCCGCTCCCTTTTTACAAACAGTGACTATAGTTAGATAACCTGTGTCACCCTGTGTCAAAGTATTGCCTGACTTTGGATGGTAGAAACTAAGATGAACTTCTGGCTCTACCTGTTCCCTGACTATATAATTTTCACTTGTAAGCAATTTCTTCACCAAGATCATTTAAAAAAGTCGGCATCCCCGGACCATTGTAGGAGCCTGCTATGTTGTAATCGTAATATTCCAACGCTTCATCAGGAGTCATTCCATCACGCTCAACTAAAATGTTTATTATCCTTTGAACGCTATATAGGATTGTTTCATCTCTACCAAAAGCACTGACAGTACCTACGATTGCATCATCTAATCCATCAGCGGTTAGCACTCTATAATTCCTTCAATTAATTAAACTTCTTATTTCGTCTAATATTTTTATTTGGTCTTTTGTAAAATGACCAGTACCATCCCTGCGTAAATACCTGTCGCGCTCTTCTTCATAAATCAAACCTTGTGGCAGAATATCGCTGCGTATCAATCCATCCCCCCTTGTTGTCATCATGTAAGTAGGGAAGTCTTGAAAATTGGTTCCACCATGCTCTCGCTTGTCACGATTGTAAAAATATCTTTCCTCTTCCAATTGTTCTGGCGTTAGACTTGATATTAGTTTTTCCTTTAACCGAAAAAACTTTTCATTAAACGGTTTTCCTTCTAAGTCAACTGATCCCATTTGATGTAACAATTCACCAAGAATAAAATCTCTCTTACCGCGAATATCATCAAAACGGCTTTGGCGTAATTCAATACGCAACTTATTTGGATCACCTGGGGCTGGATTATTTGGTGGACCTGCCTCTCCTGGCAAATAAGTTTCCCCAAAACCCCTACCTCTAACATCACCCAATCGAATATCAATTGGAGTATCTGCAAAAGCCCTACCTAAATTTGGTCTATTCCTTAAAGACTCGAATGCTTTGTCAATCTGCATTCTATTTAGATTGGGGTTAGTTCTTAAATCAGCCATTAAAAATTTTGGTTACAAGTTCTAAACTCAGGGTGATCCTCAAAGAAACGCCTTGCTGCTTTTGCCATTGCCTGCTGATCACCGTCAATCACATCTTTATATTCTGGCTTCTGCAAAAAGATAGAAGGAATACTTCCCAACTTCCTCATGGTTCTCCCATCAGTAAATCCATTGTCCCCATAAGTTCTTTCATCTTTTGTCTGCTCCCCTACATCATCCAACTTTTGAATATGCTGGATATTGGCCTTATCTTTTTCAATCTTTAAACGTGTTGCTATGTCACCAATATAAGAATCGTCATTCATTTGATTGATTAAATAGTTAATGTAGGGGGAGGGACAAAGCCCTCGCCCCTACTAGTTATTAACTTGTGGTTAGCTCTGTGACTTTTCCTGACGCTGCTTCGTTTAACGAAACAACACACCACTCAGCTTCCACCATTCCTCTACGCGAGGAACCAACTTTAGCAATAGGCGTATGCTTGACAGGGCGCAGCATCGCTACTCCCCACATATCCTTTTGTAGCTGTGCTAACTTGTCCGTCTGCATGTAACGGTCAAGGATGATACGTTGCATTCCGAAATCTGACTCATAAACATCGACTGAAGCAATCAACTTTTTGCTGGAAGCTTCAATGTTACGAGTTTGACTTGCAGTGAATGCACTAATCTTCCGCTTCTGGAAACCATTAGCATAAGTTGTATCTGGGTTCCCACCAGCGTCAAAGATGGTCTGCAAACTATCGTTGTACATTGCTTCTGTCAGAGCTTCCGCAGAAGATCCACCAGCAGCACCCGTTTCATCATTAGTTGCAATGAAACTCAGTACACCGCGTGTTTGTCTTGCAGTACCAGCAGCAGCTCCAGCAGCAGACACACCAGAAACAATGTCAACTTCCATTGCCCTAGCCATAATCTTTAATGCTTTCGCCATCTGGTACTCATACTCACCACCCTTTACGCCTGCACGATCTACGGCATCCAAGGTGTCTGATACTTCAAAACCTTCACGGTTGATCTGACAATAATTTCCTACTCTTGTTCGAGCAGTTAATGTCGGACTCGTAAAGGTTGCGCCTTCAGCCACTCGCCCTGCATCAGCAGTTCCCAATGTATCGGTTAACCACTCATGCAAAGTCGCTTTAGCTTTCGACTTTTTAAAGCCACTCAACATGGGAGTTTCTGTAGGCGAGATGTTCACTATGACATCAAGCAAGTCTTCCCGTATTGCGGTAGCTGTATTGTATGTTTCAAATACTGCCATTTTAAATTCTCCTAACTAACTAGGGTCGCCATGTATGACCACGATCAGTCAGCAACCTGGCAAACTGACTTACATCCCCACCACGCATTCCTGCAGCAGCCTCTCTAAAACTTGGCTGTCTTTTCTGGCTGGCTTGCGGCTGTGGAGTAACATTGCCTGCCATAGGAGCTGCCTCCTGCCGTGGGGCAGGACGGTTTCCTAACAATTGTTGATATTTATTTGCGTCTACCATCAACTTACTCAATTCGGCAGCTATAACCATATCCTGTGGATGATTCTTGAAGTGAGGCCCAATGATGTTTTCCAACATTGGGTAAGCTTGATTCTTCAACGCCTTGTAATATTCACTGTTGGGATCATTAACAAAATCATAATTTTCCCTAACAAACTGATCAGACTGCGCTCTCATTGTTTTCTGCTTTTGCAGAATTTGTTGTGCATTAGACTGCGCTTGCGAAGTCTCTGATCGTTTTGTTACCAAGTCTTGACGTTTCTGAACATGCTGTGCAACTTCTGCTGCTGTAAAAGTATCCCCTTCATCCTGCAACTGTGCATCCATTGCAGCAATCTGTTTGTCCAATTCAGCAACATCTCCTTCAGGTGGTACATAAGAGCTTTGCAAATCTTGGAACTCCTTGGTCATAGACTGAAGTTGCTGTATCTGCTGCTCTCTGGCAGCGATAATAGCGTCCTTCTCAGCTATAACCTCATCCTTGCCTGCAAGCTTTTGCTGCTCCTGCTTTTTCAGTTTGGCAATACGCTTCGACATACCATCGGTCAACCCTTCTGCCTGTGGCTGTTCAGGGGCAGGTTCTTCAACTACTTCTTCTGCTTGTTCCTGAACTTGTGGGCCAACTCCCCTTTGAGCTGCGATCTGGTCAAATTCCTCTATGGAACTCATGTCAGACCAGTCGAGGTCACCAGGAGAAACGTCATCGGAAATAGGTAACGTATGTCCCATTTCGGATGCATTATTTTCAACGGCACTTAAATCTACCTCTTCTTGAGGAGCCGAATCCTCAATACTTACCGGGGTAGTTTCCTGCGTTACGACTTCTTTTGTTTCTGGCATTTTTGACTCCTAGTCTGTACCTTAAGGGGTACGAATCCTGTGTCGCCTTGATGCGACAATGTTCATCAACCCGTTCAAGTTTGCCAATCGTTTGATTGCCAGTATTTCTCCTTGAACCCTGATGAACTGTTCATAAGTTTCACACTCATCAAACCTTTCGTATCCCTTGATCAAAGCATCTTCCATCTCTTCTCTGACCTCTTGCCAGTGTGGAGTGTTAATCACGCCAGCAAGTTTTCTTAAATGCTGCTCCTTTTCTTCAGGAGACTTTGATACGCGAAGGTATTTATTAATCATCTATTTCTTTTTCTTCTTAATCCAAGCATACTTCCCTGATTTATTTTTGCCCCACCTATAACCAACGGGAGTTTCATGTGGGGGCTTGCTTGGATCTCTAGGTTTAGCCCTATGTATTTTTTCAGGCTTATAACGTGCATTACTCCTTTTTGGATCTGGCTTATCAGGTTTGTAACGTGCATTACTCCTTTTTGGATCTGGCTTATCAGGCTTATAAGATTTACGTTTTCGCTCCATGCAAAGACTCCTTTATTTCTTTTTCTTCTTACCCTTTTTAGATTTAGACTTAGGCTTAGGCGCAGGCTTTGCACTGGCTTTAGGTTTAGTAGGCTTCCAATCCTTTGCATACTTATCCCTCACCTGATCTGCCTTGCTTTTTGGTCCACCTCTAACCTTCTGGGGTTTTGTCAATGGCCCTTTTGTTTGCGGCTTCTTTGGGATCTCTACAGTCTTGTCAGCAACAGGCTTCCTACCTGAAACTCTGGCTGCTGCTCCCTTATTCCTGCTTGCTGCTGAAGCCCTTTTAGCTGCCTTCCATGCTTTATATGCCGCTGAACCCATTCTTGCTACTGCTGGTAAAACCATTTTGCTCTCCTATATTAATGGTGTTGGTGGTGGAGGCTGTTGTTGTTGCTGTTGTCCACCACCAAATAGTTGCTGAATAACTGGACCCAATTGCTGAATAATCCCCTGCAGATCCACACCGCCACCCTGTGGTTGAGTAGGCTGTGCAGGCTGTGGCTGTCCTTGCTCTTGAGGAGGAGGAGGCTGGATCAACCCGGCCTGCATAGCCAGTTGGTCTACCTGCTGTTTTAAAGCCATAAGAATATTGGGATTTGCTGATGCCTTTCTTAGAACAGCTTCACTCTCTGGAACTGAAATCTCATCTGCCATCCTAGATCCAGACTTACGCATGAACTCCTTAATTAAAGGAGAAACATTTACATATTCAGGACCAGCCCTTAATGCCACTTCCAACTGCTGTTGAATCTCATTTAACTGCATTAGCCTGTTTGTATTTACAGAGTTGGCTGCTATGTCTATGTCATACTGCCCCTGAATTTCCCGTGCAGATAACTTACGCAAAGAAGTTTTCGCACCCTCTGCTACCCTGAAAAAGATTTCATCCTTACCAAATTGCTGTAGAAGTTGAAGCGTTTGCAAACAAGCTTCGTTTAAACCTACGGCAACATTGCGAAGCATCATCTCCAAACGCTGGTTACCTTCGTTTACTATTGCACTTACACCCGTTGCAGTTTTGTTTTGAATAGCAGTGGCATCATTGCCAATAGCAAAATCGGAAACTCCAATGCGATCTTGGATTAATCGCCTGACTAGCTCTTCTTCTCTAAAGGAAGAAAACTTAACGTCACCTGTTTGTAAGATGCCTATCTGATTCGGGCCTGCTGGGAATCCCATTCCTGGGCCGGGTCGGTGTATTTCTGGATCTACATCCGAATTGGGGTCATACCAAAACATGACCGCGTTGGTGATCGTACCGTTATCGATACGTTGATTGTGGATATCATTGAGTTCTTGCTGGAGGTCAGTAATAATTTCGGGGACACCTTGGGACTCGAATCGCCCAGGAACGGGAAACATCTTTATTTCTGCAAACGGTTTTTTACCGTGCAACAAATCAGACTCTCTAGCAGAGAGTAAAATATTCTGTTTAGGACAGAAGGTGGCAACAATGTCCTCCATCCTTCCATCATCATCAATGTCGTACTTGCCGTGAAACTCTATAAGCTCTATTTCTTCTAGATGGTCTTCCGCTTCCTGCGGAACATCTTCGTAACCCTCTTCAAGAGTTTGTACATCCTTCAAAAGATTTTCACCATGAGCGGAAATAATGTTACCGCTATCCGTATTCATGGGATTTACCTGATCGATATTCTGGTAAATGCCAGCATCCTGCGATTTTAAAAGGTCATCGTAATCGCGCCTGAATCTATGCCCTACATAAGGAGATGAATCTATGTCAATTGCTCTTGGATGATATATAAAGTCTTCAACAGGAATAAACACCCAGTCTGGATTGTCATACGTTACCTCTTCGCGATCAATTGTTACGAATGGCTTTGCATCCCAATCATGACTGTCAGCAATAAATGTCATCTGATCCAAGAACTCAAGTGTTGACGGATTCATGTCCCCTGACTGGACCCTTTGCTGGTAAAATGCAATTTCCTCCTCAACCTGAAACTTGCTCAACTTACGGGAATAATTACGAACATCCTTGCGCCAAACAATCTTCATGACACCACGCCCATAAATAAAAGCCTCGCGAACCCAGTCCTGAACTTTCGGATAAACCTGGATGCGCTTGCTTAAAACAAAATCAAGCATGTGTTCAACATTGTTTGCCTGCTCATTGTCAGACTCAAAAGGAATACGGGGGGAATCGTCCCCCCCGTTAGGTGGAGCAGCCTGCTGTACAGATTCGCTCACCCCTCTAGCCGTTACAAACGGCTGCGTTCCAAAGATAGGATTGATCATTCGACTGACCAATGTATCAACGATGATCCCCGTTATAGGGATATGCAGGTTGGAGCAACCTTCCCAAGGAAAACTTTTTTCATTAACAACACCCTTGTATTGCTTGTACCAGATCTCCAAATTGTCCTGCCATTCAGATCTCGCATCAATACTGCGTTGTACAGACTCCTGCAGGTAATTAAGCAAATGAGGAACATCCACCCTCTTGTCAATGGCAGGCTCAACGGGAACTTTTGGTTTCTTTATAACGTCACCACTAGCAAGCTTGCTTGGAACAGAAGCCTGCTTGACTACATCCTTGCGCTCACCTTCAGCACGGGCTGGCGTTCCACCAGATATTTGATTCTCCGATAACTCCTGCGCCATGTTTACTCCAAAAAAAAACGACTAGAAGAGAAGACACTTGTCTTCCCAACTAGCCGTCTGTACGTTAGATAGGCTAACTGCTATAAATTTCTTGTCACTTCCCTGATCTCAAGCTTCATCAAACTGCCCTCAGAGAAATGTATTGTAATACTCCCACTAAAGCTTTCAGCAACTAAGGCTTTCAGCTTGCTGATAAGTTTATCATAAATTATAGCCATTAACATTAGCCCTTAGTTTTAAAATACGTCATTCAATAAATGACAGCTTTTTTATTCTACGAATCATCCCTTTTGGCACTTTTATTCTTTCGCCTACTACTTTCCCTGGTGGGATGTCTCCATGAAGAACAAATACTATTGCATCTTTATCGCGCTTTGAAAACCAGCCCATGAATCTTACAGTAGGAGATTCCTTAAGCAAGTCTTCCGTATCATCATCACTCCAGTCACTACGGATCATGGTGTCATCCCATTCAACGTAATACTTTTCTCCCTTTACAAGTTTAGGAAGTCTCATGATGTAGAAAAGGGGAAATGTGAACCCCTGCTATAACGCCTGTTATCTATAAAAAATTCCCATACAATATAAAAATAGGGTTCTCCAACCCTAAACGAAACCCTAGACAGTCGAATCTTTATGTTTCTCTTCAAAAATTTTCACAACCTTAGAGCAATTTAAAATAAAATCCTTAACCGTAATATCGTACTTCGATATATTGGCCCACTTTGTTACCCATTGCATGTTATCCAAATCATTAACCAGCTCCGGGTACTTGCTAATTGGCTTTATATGATCCAAACTCATGTTGACACCAGCTACCAACTTGTCACCAGTAAGAACACAAACATAGTCCTGCTTTTCTGCCAACTCTTCCAACTCCTTCCAAATGCCAGGGTTCTTTAAGCTGGAAGCCGCTGTCTTAAAAAAATGCATGGCACATAAACCACCAGGCTTACCAGCTTTGAAACGACAGTTGTAACGAATGCAATAACCCTCACGCTCACTTAATTCCTTACGACTCTTGTAACGCTTCTTGGAGACTAACCTTATACATGACTTGCATATATACTTTAATCCGTCTGCTCTATTCCTGTCTTTATGAAAACCTGTCAGCGAAACAAATTGACGACACCTGCAGCAAAACTTTTCATCAGCCTTCTTACCTTTGACATCTTCCATGTAAAGTACCAGAGATAAACCTGCACATGGGACCAATGCCTCAGCTTTCTAAACATTAGAAGTAAGGCATTCTGCTGGCGATCTCTTGGGTACTTTCCGTAAGTTCACGCATTAACTGTAATAAATCAACATGAATGTCACGCATATCCCTTTCAACCTGCAATCTTTCCTTGCTGATATTCAAGAGGTCAGAAAGAATACGAAGAAGTATCTCCTCGTTCTCAATGACAATGCGCTGCTTATTCATACCACTAGCTAACTTTGTGTAAATATGAAGGATGACAATCCTCCCCAGACCATTCGTCTTCTTGCTGGTCAGACATAATACCCGTTAACATAAGATGCAAACTATCCAAGTCACCCTCATTCTTAATTACAATGTCAGGGCTGATTTGCTTCATTTCAACTTCACTTTTGTGATCACTAGAAATGACCTCCTCCCTAGTGACCCTCCAAATTTCACCACCAAGCTCCCTGATGAGTTCAGCTTCATTAGGAAAGCGTAAATCCTCTACCACTACTTTTGGAACTCCTATAATGCTGCGCTTCCATGACTCCAACCATATCCTTCTAAAAATAGTATCTCTTCCCCATTCAGTACCCAATGACTGCATAGCGTAACGAGGAGTCTTTCCACCTAATATAGTTTGAGGAGTCTCTTTTAAACTTCCTTCAGTCATCTCCTCTGTAACACCAGGGATCTGCAATAACATGTTCTTTAATGTCTGACTCATTTTCTTGCGAACATAGCCATAACGAGTTAACTCTTTAGCTATCGTTGACTTCCCAGAAAATGCCGTACCAGTCAATGCAATTAGTTTTCTCATATGCTCCACCAATAGTGTTAACTGAAACCCAAAACCAAAACCCGGTTGTTTAAGGAAAAACAATTTTCTACGGGCAATACCAAAATGTTTTTTAAACAAACGAATACTTTCGTGCAAGGGCGCAAGCCCGAAGCACCCCCGAAGGGGACATGCAAACTAGAAGAAAACAAGTGCCACTACATAGCAGGTTTATCTTTTAAAGCGGAAGCCGTCCCCTGTTGGAATCTCCCTGCAGGCCTGATGGGGATTGTCGGCACTTTCGCTGCTACTCCGCATCAAGTTTGGCTTGGCTCATCGCCAGAAGCCCTTGTACCCGATCCGCTCTTTACATCATGCGGATATGCCCGTGTGATAAGGTTGGTGTACACATTCGCCTTCGGCCCAATAATGCAACCGCTAGGCTAGTACACCTAATTGTAGACACTAACCACTTTTTTGTCAACACCTTATGCAAACAGGAAAGCATAGCTTTGAACGCTAGTTCCCTTGCCAGCACTGGCCCTGCGGAAAGTTGCTATTTCAGAAAACTAAAAAAATTTCTCCCAGACAACCCATATATATAATTAAAAATTGCAAAGCATGGGACTCCTATTTGGGGGGGCAGGGGTGCTTATCGGGTAAGGTATCCGCTGAAAGGCTATATAAATCAATGACTTACAGGCATTTATGCCTAAAACATGTCTAAGTGATTGATTTTACAGCATTATTCAGCCATAGGTAAGCCCTTTATTTACAATGGCTTACGTCTGTCTTCTTCACGAGCAGTGTAAGTCCTTTAAATACATACACTTATATCCTGTCTACATATATGGTTGAACAGGTGCGGTACATAACGTATTGCATCATTTATTATCCTTATTTAAAGGGAGTACTTATCATGAAAACATTTAATTTAACCGATGATTCTTGGAACATTTTCTTAGAGCATTCTGAGGTTGACCCTAAGATTCAAGCAAGGGTTAAGAAGGCTATGAAAGAACATGCCGATCTTATCAAGAATGATAAGAAGGATTCGGACGCTTTCAAGAAAGTAAACAAGACAATAGGAGCAATTAAGGGTGCTACTCTATTGCGTGTTACGCTTAATGTCTTGGGTAAAATGACTAAAAGGCTTTCTAGCACTGTTGCTAATTATCCTTTGACTCAGGAAACCTACAATCAATTGCAGGACGCGATTGAGAATCTGCTTTCTCAAATCATCAAGGCTCGCGAGTCTGGAGTAGTTATCCACGATACGAATGTGGAACTGGGCAATATCTTTGATGATAAGAAGAAAGCAAAAATAGAAAAGCTTGAAAAAGCATCGTAGCATCGTAGTATGCACCACATTGGGAGGGGGCTTCGGCCTCCTCCCTTTTTTTTTGCCTTTTTTCTGTGGTTCTTTGAAAGCTTTATTAATCTTTAACAGGGAGTATTTATGAAAGATCGTATAGAAAGATTTCTTAAACAAGTAATGGAGTTTGTTGCACTAACAGCAATCATTTTAATTATATGGCTGTTCGCATTATCAATTGGAATGCTAGAAGTTTAACTATGAAAGGAGATGCTAAATGCAAGAGCTAGTCAAAACGTATCTTTATATCTTATTGCTAGATGGAATCCCAAGGGATTCAGTGGAAGCTGTAAGCTTTACAGATGCGTATAAAAAAATGTGTGGCGTGTGGGATTTTTTAGGAAGTGGAAACTTTGTAATGTATTGCGGCAATAAATTTATGAAGCCATCTGAAGCAGAAGTTCATAAGTTTATTCTCAATGAAGCTGAGGTGTATGAAGCAAGTTACAAGAGGTTTAAGGAGAGCAAGTGGTCTGAGATGGAAGAAGCAGGTTTGTTTAACAATTAATTTAACTAGAAAGGAGAACAATCATGAAGCCAGTACCAGTAGACAAGATGTTTGAACGTAACATGAGGGAGGGATTGTATGGTAAGAGAAAAGCAAATGGAAGTCTTAGTGATCTACGAAGGGGAGCTAAACTATTGAAGTCAGTTATAGGAGATCCCCGGATTGTAGACGCAATAGTAGACAGCAACAAAGAAGAAAATAGTTTTGACTAATGGATCTACATTTATGTAGATTATCTTTAACTTAAGCAAAGGAGATCGCAAATGAATGACACAGTTGTTAACACAGAAAGTAGCCCAGTCTTTGATGATGAAGGGAATTTATTGACGACATATGAAGATCGCCTAAAGGGTGAAGTTGCAAGGCTAAAGAGTGAGCTTAATTCTTCTAACATGAAGCTTGCAAGGCATTATCTTCCTGCTGAGAAGATTACTCAGGATGACATCAGGTCAAAGGTTACAGATGTGCGTGATTCGTTAGACAAATTACTCACTACCTTGATTGGTGACTGCCAATCCTTGATTGCGGAAACCTATGAGTATGAGCAACGCAGTGATGATGACACTGAGAAAAGCTTATATGAGCTGAGTATGAATGTTGGGAATCTTTATAGGTTACTCAAAGGCTATCAGTTCTATAACGAGTACAAGGTTTCTGGAACAATAGAATTCTCTGGCACTGTTACTGCGAAGTCAGAGGAGGAAGCCGAAGAATTAATGAAAGACGGCATATGGATATCTGGTGACTATGATTGTGACGCAGATACCATAGAGGTAGACGAAGTAAAGTATCAAGGCAAGTCTAAAGATTGTTAACACTAACTGAGGAGGACATATGAATGACATAGCAACAGTTGTGATTGAGCTTCGTAGTAGTTCTGGCAGTTTGCAGGAGCGAACTGAAGAGTTTGATGTGGATAGAAATTATCCGTATGAAATTAATGTCCATATGAAACAGTTCATTAGAAGTTTAACCATCTTTCCTAGTGACAAGATAGTAGTGAAAGAGATTGAGAAGGAGGAAGACGATGTCTAATCGATCTAGCAAGCTGGCAGATCTATCAGAAATAGAAGGCTTATCAGTAGAAGAAATGATGGTGATGAGTCTGACTGATGGATCTTGCCCAGGAATATGCATGAATGAAGGGTGTGATGCTACATATGATTATGAACCTGACAGCACAGAGGGTTGGTGTGATGTATGCGAAACCAATTCAGTTACAAGTGCTGCCGAACTAGTAACTTAAGGAGAAAAGATATGGACATAGTGTTTGATGTAGATGGAACACTCATGAACATAGAACACAGGGTGAAGTATGCGAGGAAGTATCTCCCAGATGTGGAGAATAAATATCCTATAACTAAGTTGCGAGACATCAACCCTGACTATGACTATGACAAGTTTGAATCGGAGATAGTAAGAGACACTCCGAATGCTGAGGTCTTTCAGATAGCTATTGCTCTGCATGAGGTGGGACACACGATACTCATTGCGAGTGGTCGTAAGCAGAAACAACAGAAGGAAACAGAGATGATGCTATGTGAAGCAAACACAATTATCAGCAGAAGGATGTACTTGTTGGGGAAGGGAAACCTTAACAGATACGGTGCTTTTTGGAGAGCTTCCTACTTTCGCAAGGATGATGACAATAGGAAGGACTCTATTATTAAAGAGGAGATGTATGAGCAAATGCTAGAGGATGGCTACGATCCGAAGCTAGTCTTTGATGACAGGCAACAGGTCGTAGATATGTGGAGAAGTAAAGGCATAAGAGTATGCCAAGTAGCAGAGGGTAACTTCTAACCTAACAAAAGGAGAAAAGATATGGACATATATGAAGCATGGTTGGATGTAAAGATGTCATCAATCAAAGGTTCTCATGACCCAAAAAGTTATAGGGCAAGAGAAATTGTTCAGGACTTTATTGAGAAGTTTGTGAAGCTGGACAAGGAGATACAACTTGAAAGCGAGTTTGTTGAAACTATTAGAAAGGATCTTGTTGAGCTAACCGAAGTAGATTTGGTGTGATGAATGTTTAACCACTAACAAGGAGGTGATGCATGAGTGTTCCCAAAAGGAGATACAACTTGAATGCGTATGTGAACTACACTTGGAAAGCAAACGATGGCACGTTGGCACAGATACGGTTCACGGGTAAGGATGAGAAGAGTCTCATTCAATATATGAACAAGTGGTTGAGTCTCCCAGAGAACAAGAAATGGTTGGCAAAATACCCTTGCAAAGGAGGAAAAGCATGAAAGGTATAGGTTCTAATCCCGTATTGTTTGAGTGCATGGACATACACGCTCGTATCGTTATGATTGAGCAAGCAGTTGAAGAACAGGGGTGGCACTATATAAATTCAAGACAGTTCCCTCACAAGGATGATTGGCATTTGTATAGAGTCATGACTCTTAGTGCAAACAAAGAGCATCATCAGGTACACGCTTTCAATTTCCAAGATGGTGGATTGTTCTGGGGACACTATCATCTGACTGGTGAGGAAGCTAAAGAAGTTTTTGCAAAACCAAGTAATTTAAACAGAGATAGAACATAAGGAGGGTTCATCGAATGCTTAGAGTTAGTAGCACATAAGATAGGAACCTGATTAATCCCACCTAGTTTTACCAGATCCACATAAGTAGACATTACTAACCAACAGGAGAGCTGTCATGTCTGTATCTACATTAAAGGATGCATACGAGGTGGTAGGTAAGCCGACTACCGACAATAGCAAGATGGGTAAGAACGTGTTGTGTTTCAATACTGATCCGCATGAATGCAACACAGGATCTGTCTTGCGTGAGAAGAAGGACAGCGTGTGCTTTGATTGTTACTCAATAGCATTGTGTAACTTCAGAGACAACGTGCGTGTCAGCTACAAGAATAACTATGACAAGTTACTGGATGCAATGACTAGACTTGGACCCAGTAAGGTAGCGAAGATAGTGTCCTTCATTATCCAGAAGAAAGATAGACAGTGGGTAAGAGACAGGGACGGTGGCGATTGTGTATCACCTGAAGAGTTTGACATGTGGAATGAGGTGGCACATGCAAACCCTGGCGTTGGTATATGGAAGCCCACCAAGGAAGCAAACTGGCTGAGAAAGTTTTTAAGAAGGTGCAAAGATATACCAGACAACATAGTGTATCGCGTGTCTAGTCCAAAGGTGGATCAGCCACCATTAAAGTTCAAACATACCAGTGTTGTCTATCGTAAGAAGAAGTTTGATGCGGTGCA